TATCCTCTTGAAGTCCGCTACCGCCAGACATATCGTTCAGTCCGCCCTGCGGATTTTGAACGTCCGAGGCTTCGGTTTTTCCTTCGGGGCTTGCACCGGAAGGCTTCTCTGCCACAAAAGGTTTGTTGTGGTCTTCGGCGGGCGTGTCCGCAACGGTCTGACCGCCATAACGCTTGTTGTCCGACAAGCCATTTGCCTCCGGCTGAAAACCAGGCAACCCCGCCAACTCTCGGAGGTATTCTTCCAAATTGTTGTCGGGGGTAAGCAACTTGGCGTTGGTGATGTTTGTGAGGAACGCACCGAGTTCCTGCAAGTCCACGGCGGAAATCTGACCATATGCCAACTGCGGGCAACGTGCCGTGTCCATACCGTTGAGTTGGAGAAGGCGGGGAATGGCGTGAGAATTGAAGACCTCAGCAATGAGGCGAACCCACGATTCCACTGCGGAGACAAAGAGGTCTACCTTCGAGGTTCCGAGGGCAAACGAACCCACCGATTCGTGACCGAGCATAATGAAGTCCGCCAGAACCGTCATAGCAATATGTTGGTTATAGCGAGTGATGATTTGGTCGGTGTTGAACTGACGGTTTCCGCCCGACGTTAGCAACTTAAAGTCCACAAGGGGCTTGCCTGCCTCGTCAAAGATTGCGGGCAAAATAATGCCTTCGGTCTGGTTGCGCTTTACACCACGGACAATTGCTTCCATAGCGGCAAGTGCGGATTTTTCCGCAGGAGTAGCCGAAGACGACAACCATTCTGGCGGAACATACGCCATTGGCAGACCGGCAAGGTCACGCTCAACGCCGACGGCTTCAAATTCCTCAATGCGACGCTTGTAATACCACGACTTGAAGGCGTTACGAAGAACTGAACGACCTTCGGGGTTTCCACGGGCGGTTGTAGTGCGGAACAGCAAAGCCTTCTCAATTGGAATAACGTTTAAGCGACCCGTCGTCGGGTCACGCTGAATCATTGCCTTGATTCCACCACTCTCGTCAAACTGCCACTGCCAGAGCGAGTCTTGGGTTCGCATAGCAATCTTGCGCCAGCCGATTTTGTTGTCCGAATACTTGGAACGCTTGGCGGGGTCTTTTTGCTTCGGCCCCTTGCGCTGCTTGTAAATCAGTTCAAAGAATGACCAGCCGTAAGGCAAGAACGACAGAACTGCAATAATAAGTTCGTGCCAACTGTGCGACATATCGTCCATACACTCGGCAATAAACTGTGCGACGGCACGGTCATTATCCGTGGGGGTTTCACCCGTGGTGTCGTCGTAGGGGTCAATGCGCCAATCCACCTGAAGGATTACACGCTCGATAGCAAATAACATTGCGCCGATAATTGGGTCGTTCTCCGACATATCTCGATAAGCGGTTTGTGCTTGCTTACCTCGAAGTTGGGGGAGGATATCGTCAATGACGAATCCACCTGTGCGCCAAAGACCCGACGCACCTAGTTCTGAGAAGTTGTCTAAGGGAATCTTCTCGTTATCGGGCATTTCTACTCCGTGCGTCTATTTGCTGGCTTGCTTTCAAAAGGCTACTACCCTTTTTCACTACAGAACTAATCCTTTTCCGTTGAGTGATAGAGTGTCCGCCCCAAACCCCAAACGGTTCTTCCAAACCAAATTCGAGACACTCGTAGCGAACGGGGCACTTTAAGCACAATTTGCGAGCCTGCGCTAAGTGGTTTGCGCCGTGCCCTGTATTGCTTTCGGGAAAAAACGTATCGAGGTATTGGGCTTTTATTTCACTGTTTCGACAGATTGCCTCGTTAAACCACATTGGCGAACGCATTGCTTCGGCAAGGTCATACTCAACAACGAGAACTTCAATGGGATTTGGGTCAAATGCGTCCAAAAACTCCCAACCCATTACAAATCGCCTTCGTGTATCGAGCAAAAGGCTAGAAACCTGAGAGCCTCAGATTCGGTAAAACCGACTTCTCGCATTGCCACATACGATTGGTGTAATTCCGTGAAAGCCAAATGAAGGGCAATGGGGTTTACAAAACCCCCGTCAAAAGGTGTCTCGCCCGCAATGTCCTTATCAAAATCGTCATTTCCAATCGGTTTTTCTTCCACGGAAGAATAATTTACAACATATTGGAACTAGACGGGTGGATAGCCACAATATGTAGTGGACAAAAAAACAAAACCCACCCACGGGAGGCTGGTAGGAAAGGAGGTAACTTTCCAGCCTCACGCCCCGAACAAGAAAAAGGGCTATCCGTGAGTGGGTCTTGCGGACGGTTGCCGACCCTAAGGGTAAGGGTTCAGCACCGAGTGTTGCCTAGAACGGCTCGTCGCTGTAGTCCATCGTCGCCTGTGAGCGAGTCGGGGTTGATGACGAAGTTCCGCCGTCCTGACGCTGGGTCTTGGTAGCGACAACGGTTGCCCAGCGGACGCTTGCGCCCACCTCGTCCACGTTCAATTGCAACTTTGAACGCTTCTGTCCGCTCTCTTTGTCCTCCCAAGAGTTCTGCTTCAAAGAGCCCGTGACCATAAGGCGAGTGCCCTTCGAGAAAGAGTTGGCGAAGTTCTCCGCCATTTCTCCGAAGATAGAGCAGTCAATGTAGGAAGGTTCTCCGGCTTCCCATTCGCCCGTCTGGGGGTTCTTCTTGCCGTGGTTCTTGGCAATTGTGAAGTTCACATACGGCTTACCGCCCTGCGTGAACTTGATTTCGGGGTCGGCAACCAAGTTGCCGATTTCTGTCGTGGACATTTTTGTCCCTGCTTTCTATGTAGGTAATGCTTAGTTGGTCGTCGGTTGCGTGAGCAACTTTTGAGCCGCACTAATAGTAGCAAGGTTGAGTAATACTTGTCTACCCCTACCGGAAGCAATTTCTCGACGCACCTCGGTCTTGGTAAGTTCGGTTAGTTCGAGAATCCAATCAACGGCTTCGTGAAGCATTTGAAGACGGATTTTGTCTAAGGCGACAGCAGCCTCTAGACCTTCTTCAAGGGCTATTGTTCGTGCCCGCTCTGCGGTGAGTGCTTCGTTGTCCATAGGTTCAATTGCATTTGTTGAACCGAATCTAACATCGAGTTTTGGAAACTTTGTGAATACAGCCGTCCAGCGACGGGGGTTATGGAACGAAGCGGTTGGACGCAGATAGCGTTCGCAGTGCGTCGAGATTCGCCTTCATAGCGGAGATTGCTTCTCGTAGGGTTGAGAGGTTGTTCTTCGAGAGAAACGCCTCACGACGTAGTTCAGCCGTCCGCACGGTTGCCTCATCATCTACGAGGTCTACGGTTGCCTTCTCGCCACGCTCTCTAGCGTCATAGCGGAAGCGCAAACGTTCTTGGGCAAAGGCGATTTCGTAGTCCGTCTCAGCGATAGCCGCTTTGCGACCCGCCTCACGGATTTCCCCAACCAGCGAGTTGAGAGCGTCCTGATATCGCTCAATCTGTTCCTGAATCTGCTCTTGCGTCAGCACAAATCCTCCTTTGAAGACGACGTAGCGAGGCTAAGGATAGCCCCAGCCCCGCTACGTTGCAACTAATTGTTTAGAGATACTTCTTGGCGCAGTCCGGGCCGAGTCCACGGTGCAGGCTGGCGGGGACGGTCAGGGTGCGACCACAAGCGGCGCAGGTTCCTGAAGCGAGGGCGACAGCCTCCGCCACGTTGAGGAACTCCTTGCGGGCTTCGTCAAGGTCGCCCGTGAAGAGCAACTGCGTCGCAGCAATGACCTTCTCAGACGGGTTGGCGGAACGCCAGACCTTCAAGCCCTGAGCGGTTATGAAGCCGAAGCCTTTGTAGTTCACGTCGTTGTCCGAGCCGTTGAGGACGCTGACTTGAATCTGCCCCTTAGCAAACGAACACTTGGATACCTTCAGCGTGACCCAGCCGTTCTGACCGTCAGTGACGGTGTAGATACCGAGGGGAACTTCACGGGTGGGGGCGGTGTTGGCAACCACCTGAGCGTTCTCTGCCCGACCTGAACCGACCTTGCGAGAGCAAGCGAGCAAAGCGTCAATGACCTGCGAAGCGTCCGCCTTCGAGAGCAACTCCGCCTCCGCCTTCTGACGAAGGGTGAATGGAGCGTTGCGCTGGTCGAGCAAGTCCTTGATGTAGGACAACTGACGGTCGGTTGCTTGGTCGTAGTTGGTGCTGTATGTGGTGTTCATAGTTTCCTCCTTGTTGAACTTCACAACTTGAAGTATAGGGGGGTTGTGTGACGTAATCAAATCAAAGCAAGCATTTGAGTCAAGTTTTTTGTGCTTCTCATCAGGGGGTTTACAAATTCTTGAAAGTTTTTTGGACAATTTGGGTTGAAAGACCCGCTTATATAAGTGAGAAGGAGGTTCGAATGGAAATGCCATTCAATCAAATGCCTAGTGGCTTGGGCATTGCTCACTACTTCATTGAAGAGTGTGCGGGTAAGTCACAGGGGTCGGAAGGGTTCGACCTTTATCGTGAGGGCGACGACTACTGCTATGCGTGGAAGCAGTTGGAGTGCGACTTCGATTATGAGGCTTCGTATCTCTTAGAGGTTCGCACCTCAATCAACGGCAATGAGACACGGGATTTTCTTATGGTTGTGAACAAGGGTGGAAAGGTCACGGCTCAGTGGCACAACAAGCCCGTCCACGCCTTCTGTTCGAAGAACGAATGGAACGACCATATGACGGAAGGTATCCGTTGGTTCGCTAACAGCACTACCTTCAACTTTGCCGACGACTACGAGAACTAATGAGCGTCCTCGTCGTGTTCGTGGTGCAGAGCGATTTCTTGATTTAGTTCGTGGAGGGTTTGCTCTGCCATTAGTAGAGCAGCCTCCGCTTCTTCGAGACGGTCATCAACGATTGCGTCTGCCTCGTCGTGAACGAATCGCTCGCCAATCTTCACGCCAAATACCGCACCCCAAAAGTTGCCGATAATCAACGCACCAATTTCGAGGGGCGACGTGTTGAGGGCATACTTGGCTGCGTAAATCCAAAACAGGGCATAGATAGATTCAAACAGACCGCCGAGATATGGGCGGTTTCGAGCCTCCGACTGAACCATAAGGGTTGAGGCGATATTGGAAACTACAAAACAGACAAGTGTGATGAGGGCGAGTTTCATTCAATCAGCCCCTTGATGTATTTGATTCCCTCGTAGTCGCTGGCAGAGGCAACGTGCGCCCCAGCGTGTCCTCGGTGATGGAATTGGCACAGCACAACCAGATTTTCGGCGGACTCGACCCACGCCCCTACTTGGTCAGGATTGGAAACGCCTGGGTAGTCAATTTCGAGCCACTGAAGGTTGATGTTGTTCTGCAAAGCGAACTCAATATGAGCGTGGTGCAGTTCGAGCGGGTGGTCGAGGTCGCACTCTGAAAAATCGCCACGGTGTTTGCCGACGGCGCACTGCCACTTCTCAGGGTCTTTCTTCCACGCCCTGTGAATGTGGTCAAAATCAGCGTAGTGAGGGTCGTCCTCACGGGCGGGGTGTTCGGGGAAGCGCACCGTGTAGTTGTGCGTCATTTTTTGAATGTGGGCTGGCGTAACTTGCTCGTCAGACATTATTCCCCCCTACGCCGAGAGCGGTCTATGTGAGCCTCTAGGCGTTGTGTGGTGGACTCCACGTCGTCCTTG